ATGCCCTTGGGTGTGGAGCCGAGTCAGCAGGAGATGGTGGCCTTGCCGAGTTCCATCGACAACTGGATCATGTGCCAGGCCGGGGTCGAATATGAGTGCCATTTCATGGACGACTTCTTGATGACCTTCCCTACCATCGAGGAGGCCAAGAGGGCGGGCCACGAGATTGTGCGGCGGTTCGAGGCGAATGGCATCCGGGTAAACCGCCGGAAGTGCAGTGTCACCCCGCTCACAAAGCCCTTCCGCTTCTGTAAGGCCCGGTTCACCCTGACGGAGACCGGGAAGATAAAAATAAACGGGAGCCGGGACGGAATCAAACGCGCCCGCAGAAAGCTAAAGCTCTTTCACCGGGAGTTCAAGGCTGGCAAGCGGGAGTTCAAGGACATCGAGCAGTACATGGAGTGCCAGAGCGCCTACTACCGCTGTTTCGATGACCATGGGCGTCTGCTCCGCCTGCGGCGGCTCTACCACGCTATCTTTTTTGGAGGTGCAAAATGTTCAGGATCACCAACACCAGAGATGGGAAAAGCCTCGGCATGACCGAGGCCCCCACCTACATCAAGCAGGCCGAAAACGGCTGCTACGTTTTGTGCCCGGAGCCGGAGGCTTCGGGCATCGCTATTTCCGGGGTTCCCTACCGCCTGCTGGGCCGGGAGGCCCCGGAGGGCATGGGGAAACTGGATGCCGTCATGCTGGAGGAAACGGACGCCGGCCCGATGGTCGCTGCGGCCCATAACCTCTCGGCGGACATTGACGGCCTGACCGTAGACCACGAATACCGCATCACCCTGCTGGAGCTTGGTGTGGCGGCAGACAGTGAGACCGTTTGAGAAGGGAGGTGTAGAAGATGCTGTATCGGACCCTTAAGCGCATGATCGAGCGCGGCCAGACCGAGGGGATGGAGGAGAAGCTGGACATCTTCCTGGCGTCCAGCAAGATCACCGCCGAGGAGTACACGGAGCTGATGGGGATGCTGCCAAGCAAAGCCCCGACCACGGAGGAGTAAGCCATGGAGCAGGTCATTCACAAGAGGTACGTCGCTCGGAGGCGGGCGCGGTTCAAAGGCTGCAACGGCCAGCAGGTCAATATTCCATACGGTTCCATCCTGGAGGCCCAGGATGGTTTTTTGTTGTGGAAAGGCCAGCCCCTGTGTGTGGATACCAGCCAGAACGCCCACGAGTTCTTCAGCCAGGACGATGACGGCCAGGGCCAGGAGCGTGGCCAGCTGGTGGCCGCCATCCTCACCCGGCTGGAGACACCGCCCAACGCCGGAGAGAAGTGCCGGGCGGAACTGCAGGCTCGGTGGGATAAGGTGTGGGCCGACCCTCTGTGCCAGAAATACAAGCGGCCGGAACACGAGGACTTCTGGATCTGGAACCACGACTTCTATGATGCGCCGGTGGAGGACCTCTGGCACATCGCCGCCCTGGTGGGGGCGGTAGTCAAACGACAGTAAGCCAATGGGAGGACGGGATACCGTCCTCCCAAATTTATCTTTGGGGGAATGTGTAAATGGAAGTGACAATCAGCGCGGATATGCTCATCGAGCTGGCCGCGCTGCTGACCGCCCTGGGGGTGATCGGTGGCGTTGCCTTATGGTGCCACAGGTTTGTACTGCGGAACAAGAAGCAGGACGAGGCTATCGCGGCAATCCGCAACGAACAGACCCTTATCTGCTATGGGGTGCTTGCCTGCCTCAAGGGTCTTAAGGAGAAAGGGTGCAACGGCCCTGTAACTGCCGCCTTGGATAAGCTGGAGAAGCATCTGAACCAGGCGGCCCATGATGTTGAAGATACAGACTGAACTGCGAAAGGATGATGCGCAACGGACATCTTAAGGTCGATTTTAATCGCCGCTGCCGCTTTGATTGTGGGGGCTGCCCTGGGTATCGTGTTCAGTGCGGCCACTATCCGGCATCTGCGGAAACGGGTGAAGGAACTGCGGACAGGAAAGCCCCGGCCCAATGTCCTGCAGTCGGTAACAAGGTTTCTGTTCGCTACCACCCAAATATTTGCGCTGGGTTGGGTGTCGGTGTCCTACGTCATCGCCGTTTATTCCACCGTCAAGCTATATCAGCCGTTCCCGGTAGTGGAGCTCTCCCAGCAGGCCATTACCACCATTTTGGGAGTGAACGCGCTGAAGGTGCTGGAGAACATCTTCGAGCACAATGAGGGGATGGTATTCGGCAGAAGCAGGCAGGAAGATAAGCCGCCCAATGAGGGCGGGGAAGAAGGAGGAGTCGGATAAGCGATGAATACTGAAGAAAGAATCTGGAGCTTTCTGAAGGCCCAGGGGCTCACCGACGCTGGCGCCGCCGGCCTGATGGGGAACCTCTACGCAGAGTCTGGCCTGCGGCCCAACAACCTCCAGAACAGCTACGAGGGGAAGCTGGGCATGGCCGATGCCGAGTACACCGAGAGGGTGGACAGCGGCAGCTACACCAACTTCGCCCATGATTGCGCCGGGTATGGACTGGCACAGTGGACGTACCACACTCGCAAGGCTAACCTGCATAAATTCGCCAAAGATGCAGGTAAGAGCATCGGCGACCTGGAGATGCAGCTTGGCTTTTTGATGCAGGAGCTGTCCACCAGCTACAAGACGGTTCTGGCCACGCTGAAGACCGCCGCCAGCGTTCGGGCCGCCTCCGACGCCGTCCTGCTCCAGTTCGAACGCCCGGCGGATCAGAGCGAGGCCGTGAAGGCCAAGCGGGCCGGGTACGGCCAGAAGTATTTCGACAAGTACGCACAGAAAGGAAGTGTCAACACCATGGGATTTTCCAACAGCCCTTTGGCCACGGTCAAGCTGATTTCTCCCAATAAGACCGTCGGCCGGAACCACGCCATCGACACCATCACCATTCACTGCTTTGTCGGCCAGGTGACCGCCAAGCGGGGGTGCGAGGTGTTCCAGCCCAGCAGCAAGGGGGCCTCCTGCAACTACGTTGTAGGGTACGATGGCTCCATCGGCCTGTGTGTCGAGGAGAAGGACCGCTCTTGGTGTACGGGCGGCTACAAGAAGGTGAACGGGGTCAACGTCCCCATCCGGGTGAACGGGATCTCTGGCTCCTCCAACGACTACCAGGCTGTTACCATTGAGGTGGCCTGTGAGGCCAAGCACCCCTACGCCATCACCGAGAAGGCCATGGCCGCGCTGATCGAGCTTTGTACCGACATCTGCCGGCGCAACGGCATCAAGAAACTGCTGTGGTCCGGTGACAAGAACCTGGTGGGCAACCCCGCCAAGCAGAACCTCACGGTTCACCGCTGGTTCGCCAACAAGGCGTGCCCCGGCGACTACATCTACCAGCGGCTCGGCGACATCGCCGCGAAGGTGAACGCCAAGCTGGGGGCCACTGGCGCGGCCCCGGTACAGCCCTCCGCTCCCGTGAGCAGTGTTCCCTATAAGGTCCGCATCACCGCCGCCGATCTGCGCATCCGCAAGGGCCCCGGCACCAACACCGCCATCGTCCAGAACGCCATCACCCCCGGCGTCTACACCATCGTCAGCGAGGCCACCGGCCAGGGTGCCACACTCTGGGGCAAGCTGAAGTCCGGCCAGGGCTGGGTGTCGCTGGACTTCTGCAAGAAAATTTGAGGAGGAAAACATCATGAACGAATTCCTGTCCACTCTGTTGCAGGCCGTCATCATCGCGGCCGTCCCCATCTGCGCTGGTGCCGCCGTCAAGGGCGTCCGGGCCGCCGTCCAGTACCTTGCCTCCAAGTCGGAGAGCGAGATCGCCAAGAAGTATCTGACGGACGTGGCCGACGCCATCAGCACAGCCGTCACCTACACCAGCCAGACCTATGTGGATGCGTTGAAGAACAGCGGCAAGTTCACCAAGGAGAACCAGGAGGAGGCTCTCAAGAAAGCGGTGGAGCAGGCTGAGAAGCTGCTGACCGCCGAGGCCCGCAGCTTCCTGGAGAAAGCCTACGGAGATCTGAACGCCTACCTGGTCAGTAAGATTGAGGCCGAGGTCCGGGTACAGAAGCAGCAGGGTAACACCATCACGCTGGGCGAGCCGTTCACCGCCGAGCTGAAGGAGGCCCCCGACGTGACCACCGTGGCTGCCGCCACCGCCGCGGCGACCGCTGCCGCCGTGGTGCTCACCTTCCTGTTCCGCTTCCAGGGCGGCAGCGATGAGTGCGCCGGTGAAGTCGCTTCCACCTCTTCCGAGAGTGGTGATTTCACCTGAGTCTTTGTCAGTGGCAATGAATCCCGGCACAATTGCCTTGTTGAAAGGGGTTTGAAACTCCTCGATAACCAGTTGGGTGGTAAGTTTCTGGTCGGCGATGTTTTTGTCAAACCATTTCTCTGTCTTTATGAAATTCAGAGAGTCGCGTCGTTCTGCGCCATCAATCATGGCCGCCACAATCACCGACGACATTCTCTCCCCGAAGCTCACTATTACGTCGAGCGTTTTTGCAGGAAGGTCTTTTATGAGAGATAGTCCGTCGTAGATTCTTTTCAGTTCGTTAAGCAGCAGGCTCACTTCTTTTATCACCTCCGGGCGTTTGTCTTCAGGCACTACGTTTGAGATGATATGGAAATGGCGCGATGAGATGGCCTCCATTTCATCGCGATAGGCGGGGTCACCCTCAGCCGCCATATTGGCGGTGGCTATGAGTTTGTCGGTGAGGCCGCCAAGGGCAGAGACCACCACCACCGCGGGGGCGTCGATGCCCTCCACTATAGATTTCACATTGAGCAGGCTTTCGACAGTTCCCACTGAAGTGCCTCCGAATTTCAATACTTTCAT